CTGCTGCGCAGGGTGGTGCCCAGAATGAGCGAGTCGCGCGGGTTCGCATCCGAATCGGTGTGATACCGCCGGATCCTGGCGAGAATGGCCGAAGATAGCGACCGCCCGCAGGACGCCGGGCGTACGCATCGGCGCCGCGGGATCCCGAGCGCTGAATCGCTCGCCATCCTCGAGCGCTACCGCACGGCGCTGCGCGACGAGCTGGGCGAGACACTGACCGAGCTGCGCCCGCCGAGTGGAGCGAAGCCGAAGCTTGTCGAGCGACTGCGCCTATGGGATCTCGCGCTGAAACTGGCGCGCGAGCTCGGGAGTGGCAGCGATCTCCCGACCATCGCACCGCGCGCCATCGCAGCTGCGCCCGACGAGACGCGCGGGCGGGCGCCGAAGCTCACCCGTCGAGATCGAGCCCGGATCGAATGACGCAGGACCGCGCGCAGGAGCGACGTTCTGACCATGCGCAGATATGGTCGAGCGATTCGAGGCGCCTTCCTGGCGCTCTGGGCGCGTCGCGTGACTGACGAGGACCGCGACGTGCTGATCGCAGTCGCGCTGCTGCTCGTCGTGGTAGTGCTCGTCGGGCTCGCGTGGAGTCTGCCCGCGTCGGGCGTGTGGTAGCGCGTCGCCGCCGCGTACCGCCGCCGCGATGGCAGACACCGATGCCCGCCGGGCTCGCGGGCAGCTGGGGCCCGCTCGTCGTGGCATTCGCTCGACGCGAGCTCGGCATCTCGCTCGATCGCTGGCAGGAGCTCGCCATATATCGAGCGCTGGCCGTCAATGGCGCCGGGCGACTGCTGCATCGGGAGTACCTGATCTCGACAGCTCGGCAGAACGGCAAGACCGCACTCGTGCGCGCGCTGATCGGCTGGGCACTGACCACGGCCGTCGGCCCGGCCTGGGAGCTCGTATACGGGCTGGCGCACACTCGAGCACAAGCTCGCATCCCGTACGCGGCCGTCATGGGCGACCTGGCACCACTGCAGCGACGTCTCGGCCACGAGCGCTCGGGCGGGCTGGCACTGACGCGCTATCTCGGGATCCGGTCGGCGGTGGCAGGATGGCGACGCGAGTACCACGTGGCGAGTCGAGACGCGCGCGACGCCATCCGCGGCTACTCGATCGACCTCGGCATCTTCGACGAGGTACGCACGCAGCGCGACGAGGACACATACGCGGGGCTCAAGCCGACCATGACCGCGCGCCCCGATCCGCTGCTATTCGAGATCAGCACCGCGGGCGACGAGCGCTCGATTCTGCTGCGTCGGCTATGGGAGCGTGGTCGACGCATTCTCGACGGGCTCGAGCCCGCCGACGGGTTCGGCATGACCTGGTACGCAGCCGACGAGGACGATGCGCCCGACGATCCGCGGGCATGGGCCAAAGCGTCGCCCGCGATGGCCGAGGGCAGGATCGACCCGGCGTCGATCCGTGACGAGCTGGCAGCACTGACGCCCGCCACCTTCCGGCAGGAGCGTCTCAACCTATGGAGCGACGCAGCCGATGAGTGGCTGCCCGCGGGCGTCTGGGCGCGCGCTGCAGGAGCTCCGCCGCTCGAGCGTGGCGAGCGAATCGTCCTGGCCGTGGAGGCCGACCCGTCATGGATCCGGGCGAGCGTCGCAGTCGCAGTGGCGAGCGCCGATGCTCCTACCTTCGTCGGGCTCGCTGCCGACCTCTCGGCCGCTCCTGGCGCGACTGTCGGCCCCGACGAGCTGCTCGACGCGCTCGCAGCTGCAGCTCGAGCATGGTCGCCCGCGCTTGTGGTCTACGCGCGCACGGGTGCGACCGCGCGCCACGTAGAAGCATGGGCAGCCGAGGCCGATCTCCCGAGCATGGCACTCGCGCCCGCCGAGCTGCGCGCAGCATCCGAGCTATTCCGGGCCGAGCTCATCGGCGGGAGGCTCATGCACGCAGACGATCCGCTGCTCGGCGCGCAAGCTCGACGTGCCCGACCATCGGCGCCTCTGGCGGGCGGTGGGTGGTACTTCTCGGTGCGCGAGTCGACTGGTGCGATCGACGCGCTGCGAGCTGCTGCGTGGGCAGCATGGGGAGCTCTGGCGCCCGAAGCCGCGCCATCGCAGCCGACGATCTTCTAGCGGACAGCGAGAAGCCCGGGCCGTCGGCCCGGGCTCCTGGTCGCCGTTGTCGCGCGAGCGTATCAGACAGTCGCTGCCATGCGACACCCGTAGCACTCGGCGAGCGCCGTGGTGTGCTTGCCCGCCGCGTGCGCTTCGGCGAGCTCGACGCCACTCGGCGCCGAAGGCGCCGCTGCGTGGCGACACTCGCCACCATGCGCGCCATACGTGGCGCAGTCGGCGCAGGGATGGTCGCTCGTGTCGCCGCAATTCGGGCAGCTCGGCGCGACTGGGTGCGCCGAGTAGCGCACATCGCGCGAGCACCACGTCTCGGCCCATGTGCGCGCGACGTGGAGCGTCTCGAGATCCTGCTCGAAGATGGCGGCGAGCTCGTCGCGCGTGGTCGCTTCGATCAGTCGCAGCAGGACGTCGGCGGGGACAGCGAGCTCGCGCTGGCGCTCGCGGTCGGCGCGGTCGGCGAGTGCGAGCTGCGTCATGGCGCGATCGTGCGCGTCGCGGTCGGCCGCCACGAGCTCGTCAATGACGCGCGCGGCCTCGCGCAGGCACTCGGCGCTCGTGTCGCCGCGCACGTTCTGTACGTGGTGCCCATCGCGCGCGCGGTGGATCGCTGCGCACCATTCTTCGGTGTACGTGTCGAAGATGGTGTAGAGCGTATAGGTGGTGGTGGTGGTCGGTGATTCGGTCATGCACCCACGGTAGCCGACGTCGAGCTCGAGCTCGCTGCGCGCAGGATAAGAGATCGCTACCTGTTGCCTGCTGGCAACAGTGGCGTATGCTGCGAGCGTGGCGGGCGTGTGGGATGGTGTGCGGCGATGGGTACTCGGCCCGCCATCCGAGTCGGATCTCACGGGCCAGATCAACTACGCGATCGAGCAGCGTCTCGGCGCCGCCGACTATCTCGCCATTCCTGCAGTCGCTCGCGCGCGCGAGCTCATCGTCTCGCTCGCTTCTATGCTCGAGCCCGTGGCATGGGCCAATGGCTACCCACTGCCGACGAAGCAGCAGCCTCGCGTCCTGGTGCGGCCCGCGCCCGAGATAACGCGCGGCGAGTACCTGGCGCAGCTCGTCGGCAGCCTGTTCGACCACGGCAACGCGATTCTCTGGCAGCCGATTAGTGGCAGGAATTCAGCCGGGCGCCCCGACGTCTCGATAGTGCTGCCATTCGATCAAGTCTCGATCCAATGGGCCGACGAGTCGCGTCTCTCGCGCACCGTCGAATGGGCCGGGCGCGAGCTCGTGCCCGGGCGCGACGTGCTACTGGTGTCGATCAACCGCGCCGCGGGCGAGCTCGTGGGTCGCTCGCCGCTCGATCTCATCGCTGCGTCGCTCGATCGCGTGCTCGCCGCCGAGCTCTACGCGGGCGCCTGGTTCGAGAATGGCGCGGTCCCGAGCGTCGTACTCAAGTACGACGGCACCCTTGACGACGTGGCAGCGCAGGGCGTCAAGGCGAAGTGGATCGAGAATCACCGCGACCACTCGCCCGCCGTGCTGCCCAAGGGCTGGGATCTCTCGCAGCCGGGCGCGAATCCTGGCAGCTCGCAGCTGCTCGAGACGCGTAAGCATGGCGCGCTCGAAGTCGCGCGCGGGCTGGGCATCTTCCCGCCCGAGCTGCTGCTGGCCGAAGTCGGCGGGAGCTCGCTCACCTATCAGAACATCAGCGAAGCGCTAATGACGTTCCTACGCGTCACCGTGCAACCGCTCTACCTGGCGCCCGTCGAGGAGGCACTGTCGGATCTTCTGCCCGGCACGCAGTCGGCGCGCTTCTCGACGGCCGAGATCGAGCGACTGAATACGGCCGCGCGATGGACCGCATACGAGACAGGACTGCGCGCCGGGTTCCTGTCGACCGCGCAGATTGACCGATGGGAGGGCTGGCAGCGCGACGTCGAGCCCGATATCCCGCCCGCGCTGGCACCCACTCCCGCCGCAGCCGAGGTACCGATATCGTGACCATTCGCACCGCCACGTACTCGGCCGAGCTCCTGGTGCGCTCGGCCGCCGAGCGCATCATCGAAGTGCGCGCCGTGCCCTGGGACGTCGTGGCCGAGACGCCCGACGGGCGCGAATCATTCGCGCGTGGCGCATTCGCAGACACCGACCCCGAGTCGGTGACGCTCGAAGCGATCGGCCCGCATGGCGCGGATCCTGGCGTGCGTCTGGCCGGGCGATCCGTCGGGCTCGAGGACCGCGAAGATGGTCAATACGCGCGGTTCCTGGTGTCGCGCACCCGTGACGGCGACGAGCTGCTCGAGCTGGCCCGCGATCGGGTCTATCGCGGCGCGTCGGTCGTATTCACACCACTCGAGGAGCGGGCCGCCGATGGTGGCGTCACCGTTCGCACCCGCGCCGAGCTCGTGCGCGTGGGCATTGTCGAGCGTCCCGCATACGCGGGCGCAGAAGTCCTGGCCGTACGTAGTGAGGATGCACACCCAATGACCGATGAGCAGGCCGCGCCCGTGGCGGCCGACACCACAAGCGACCACGGCGTGCGCGTCGCAGCCGACACGCCCGATATGAGCGCTCGCATGGATGAGCTGCGCACCGACCTGATCGCGCGCATGACCTCGCTCGAAGCGAGCTCGGGGCGGCGCGGCGGGCAGCACATCCTCGCGCGATGGTCCGGCTTCGGCGAGTACCTGAAAGATGCCTCGGGCGACCCCGAGCAGGCCGTGCTCCTGGCGCGCGCGCTGGCCGATCAGAAGCTCGCCACGAATCCCGGCGTCGCCGGGCCGTCATTCCTGACCGACGTCAAGGGCGTGATGGATGCGAGCCGACCGGCGATCGAAGCGACCGGCGGTCCTGGCCCGCTCGGCGCGTCGGGCATGAGCCTGCACTGGCCGTACTTCGCCGGGGATCTCGGCGCACTCGTCGGCAAGCAGTCGGCTGAAAAGAGCGAGATAACGTCGGTCGTGGTCAATCTGCTCGACGGCAACGCGCCGATCGAGACGTTCGCAGGAGGCTCCGACGTCTCGTATCAGCTCATCCGCAGGAGCTCGCCGAGCTATCTCGAAGCCTACGGGCGAATCATGCTGGCGGGCTGGGCACTGACGACCGAGCGAGAGTACGAGGACGATCTCGAAGCGGGCGCCACGGGCACCATGACCGGGGATATCTCGAGCGACGCAGCGACGCGCGCGACGTTCTTCGAGGGATCCGCGAAGGTTCGCAGCGCGACTGGCGCGCCCGCCTCGGCCGTCCTGGTCGCTTCTGACGTGTTCGCCGCACTCGGCGCCGTCCTGACGCCGGGCGCGTACGGCACCGCGAATCTGACGGGCACCGCGCAGGCGTCGACGCTGCAAGTCAACGTGTCGGGGCTGGCCGTGGTCGAAGCGCCGTACCTGACGGCGGGCGTCGCCATCTTCACCAACGACCGCGCCGCGCAGTGGCACGAGGACGGGCCATTCATCGCAACGGCCGAGGACGTGGCGAAGCTCGGCCAGAATCGAGCCTATTGGAGCATGGGTGCGACAGGCATCTTCATCCCCGCCGGGCTCGTCAAGGCGACTGCGATCGTCCTGCCACTCGCGTCGGGTGAGTCGCGCAGCTCGCGCAAGTCCTAACGCATGGCAGCATGGGTATCGGCCGATCAGATTCTCGGCGCCGTCGGTGTGACGCTCCCCGCCGATGCTGAATCGACGGCGTGGGCCGAGGCTTGCGCCGCCGCAGTGTCGGCGGGCATCGACGCGCGACTGGTCGGCGTGCCCATGCTGAATGCGCTCGACGTCGACGTGTCGCTCTATCCGGAGCTCGTATTCTCGGCGACTGTCGCGGGCGCCGAAGCGTACAAGCGACGCGAAGCGGTGTACGGGCTTACGGGCTACGTGGATCTCGAGGGCGCCGCCATTCGCGTCGCGCGCGACTATCTCGAGGGCGTGGCGCCGATCATCGCGCGCTATGCCACGTTCGGGATTGCATGAGCAGGCTCGCCGATGCGCGTACTCGACTGGCCGATGCGCTCGACGGGTCGGGCGTGCGGACCGCGATCGGCGGCCGCTTCTCGGCGCCATGCGTGCTGATCGAGCCCGCCGACCCGTGGATCGACCGCGCGACAGCGAGCCCGGTGCTGCGCGTGCGCTGGCAGCTGACCGCGATCTCTGGCAGCAGCGACACGGGTGGCGCTTATGACGAGCTCGCGCAGCTCATCGACAGCTGCGACCTGGCGCTCCTATCTCTGCGTGGTGTGTCGCTGCCATCCTGGGGAGCACCGCACGACGTGACACTCGCCAACGTGGCGCATCCTGCTTCTATCGGTATCGTGCTCATGCAATCGGAGGCGTAGACCCGTGGCTGGCAATCCCCTCTTCATGCGAGACGTCTCGCTGCAGCTCACCATCGGCGCCGAGCCCGCGCTCGAGGTCAATTGCGACGTGCACACCGTCGAGGTAGCAGTCGAGCCGGGCGACGTCGTGACGTATCAGACACTCTGCGCAGACGGGTCATTCAGCGAGCCCGGGCGCAGCTCGTACGCGCTGCATATCACCGCAGCGCAGGACTGGTCGGCGACCGGGCTCGCGCGCGTCCTATGGGAGCACGAGGGCGAGTCGGCCACCTTCCGCTACCAAGCGCACGGGTCGGACGTGGCGGGCGCCGATGCGCCATCCGACGCGACGCCGGGCATGATGGGCGAGCTGACGATCGTGGCACCCACCTACGGCGGCGAGGCCGACACGTTCGCCGAGCTCGACGTCACGCTGCCATGCTCGAGCAAGCCCGAGCTCATCGTGGCAGCCTTCCCCGCCGGGCTCGCTGCCGACAGCTCGAGCGAGCAGGAGCTCGAGACGCAGGACGCACACGACGTCGAGCACGAGCTCGCCGCGGCGACTGGCTAGTGCCGCCGCGCGTCGACGTCTCGGGTGACGCAGAAGTGCGCGCCGCATTCGACGCGCTGGGGCGCGACGTCGAAGATCTCGGCGAGACGCACAAGCGCGCAGTCGAGCTGCTCATCCCTGGCGTGTCGAGACGCTCGCCACGACGCACGGGTGCGCTCGCTGCGTCCTGGCGCGCCGAGGCGACGAAGATCGCGGGCAGCGTCGTCTCGGGTGTCGCGTACGCTGGCCCCGTCGAGTACGGCGCGCGTGGCCTTCCTGGCGCGCGCATGGTGGCCGACACCATCGCCGAGCAGACAGACGCGATGCTGGCCGAGTACGACCGCACACTGACCGAGCGAGGGAGGCGCCGTGGATTCGACACCGATTGACCCGCGCGAGGTCACCGTGACGCTGGCCGGGATCCGATCTCTGACCATTCTCGAGATCGCTCGCGCGTGCGCGATCAGTGGAGTGCGACGCGACGAGGCCGAGCGACTGCTGCGCTCGCTGAATGACCCGGCGGGCGACCCGGCCGATCTCGAGCGAGCTGCCGAGCTGCTCTATGCATGGGCGCTCGTGCTCGAGCGACGTCGGGATCCGTCTCTATCCTGGGAGCAGGCGCAGACGTGGCGCGTCGTATTCGATCTCGACGCGGTCGACCCGATCGCCGAAGCAGAAGCAGAAGCATCGGTGTCGGCTGCCATCGCTACCGGGCTCGCTCCCGACGTGGCCGGGCAGCTCACACTCGCACAAGCCGAGGCGTATGGCGCTTCGGCTGCGTCGCGCAGGAGCTAGCCGATGGCCGTCGGCCTGACTGTCGAGATCCGCGGCGACACGAGCAAGCTCGACAGCGCACTCGACAGCTCGAAGCAATCCGTCGGCGGCTTCTCGGGCGGGCTGGGCAAGTCGGCACTCGCCATCGGCGCAGTCGCCACTGGTGTCGGCGCAGCTGCGGTGGCCGTGACAGCGCTCACCACTGCAGCAGCCGAGGATGCGGCCGAGCAGGCGAAGCTCGAAGCGGTCATTCGCGCGACGGGCGCTGCTACGGCCGAGTCGACCGCGCAAGTCGACGCAGCGATCGCCGCCGGGCAGGAGCGAGCATTCACCGACAGCGAGACGCGCGCCGGGCTCGAGTCGCTGATCGTGGCGACTGGCGACGTCGGCGCCGCGACCGAGCTGCTCACAAGCGCGCAGGACGTGGCGCGATTCGCGGGCGTCGACCTGGCGACAGCTGCCGATGCGGTCGCCAAAGCGCACGCCGGGCAGGATGGCGCGCTGCGCAAGCTCGTGCCGGGTCTAGCGAAGGGAGCGACCGCAGCCGACACCATCGGCGCAGCGAGCAAGGCCGCTGCCGGGCAGGCCGATCTCTACGCTGAATCGGCGGCGGGCATGGGAGCGAAGGGAGCCGACGCATTCGCCGAGATCGGCGAGCAGATCGGCGCCGCATTCCTGCCAGTCATGAGCGAAGTCCTGCCCGCACTTATGCCGATTCTGAAAGTGCTCGGCGAGCTCATCACGGCGCTCCTGCCCGCGCTCATCCCGCTCGTGAAGCTTCTCGCGGGCGTGCTGGGTCTCGTGGCGAATGTGCTCGCCACTGTCGTCGGCTGGCTCGTGAAGCTCGTAACGTGGATCGGGACCGCCGTGCGTAAAGTCGGGGACTTCCTGGGTGCGCTGAATCCACTAAAGGGGATCGAGCTGCCATCGCTGCCATTCATCGGTGGCAACGCAGCGAGCACGACGGCCGCGGCCAGTGGTCGCAGTGGCGGGTCGACTGCTGCTGCGGGTGTGACGATCAACGTCACGGGCGCACTCGATCCTGAGGGCGTGGCGCGCACCGTGGCGCGCGTGCTGAATCAGCACGCCATCCGAGTCGGGCGCCATCCGGCGCTCGCCACTGGCACGAGCCGATGAGCCTGCCGGGCGCCATCGTCCTGGTCGACGGGCTGGCCGTCGAGTGCGAAGTGCTGCACGCGGTCATACGCCACGGGCGCGACGATCCGACCACGCAGCCCGAGGCCGACGCTGCCACGATCGAGCTCGTCGGCGAGCTGCCCGCGGTGGCGACCATCGGCGCTCGCGTCGAGCTCCTGGCGGTCGACCCATTCGACGCGGCCGAGCTCGAGCGCTTCGCCGGGCTCATCAGCGACGTGCGCATCGGCTGGGCGTCGCTCGACGTGCCAGTGGCGACGATCATCGCCGTCGGCGAGCTGGCCGATATGGGTCGACGCATCATCGGCGACGCACCGTATCCCGCCGAGCTCGACGGCGTGCGCGTCAATCGTGCGATCGTGGCGGCGGGTGTGACCACTGACGCAGCGCGCTCGGATCCTGGCTACCTGACAGTCCTGGCGCGCGACGTCGACGCGCAGCCCGCGCTCGTGGTGGCGGGCGACGCTGCCTACGACGGCGGCGGGTTCCTATGGTGCGCGAAGGACGGCGCCGTGCTCTATGCCGACGCCTACCATCGCCGCGCGAGCGAGATCGCGCTCGAGCTCGTGGCGTGCGATCTCCCGCTCGAGCTGGCGTGGTCGCTCGGGCTCGAAGGTCTAGCGAATGACGTCGACGTGCGCTACGGCGTCGCTCCTGGTGGCGGCGAGCAGCCGGGCGTGCACGCAGACGATCCGAGCTCGATCGCGCGCTATGGCACCCATGCGGCGAGCCTGACCACGCGTCTCGCCGACGAGTCGGATGCGCAGGCTCGCGCGAATCTGATCGTCGGGCGACAGGCCGAGCCCGCGTGGATTCTCTCGTCGCTCGGCTTCCCGCTGCAGTCGCCCGGCGTCGACTACGAGCTCACCACGGCGCTACTCGAGCTCGAGCTGCATGACCTGGTAGCGGTGTCGGGGATGCCCGCCGGGGCACCCATGACTAACGCCTACGTATACGTGGAGGGATGGACCGAGACGATCGACCCGGGCGCGTGGCAGCTCGAGCTGCTCGTCTCTGACTACTGCCGAACGGCGCCCCCGCCCGAATGGGACGACGTGGCGCCGGGCTGGCTATGGGACGAGCTCGATCCTGGCCTGACCTGGGATGCGATCTCGTGCCTGCCGCCGTTCCTGGCGGGCTATCCGGATCGCTGGGTCGACGTCCCGAGCTCGCAGCGGTGGGATAGTCTCGATCCGTCGATCGAATGGGACGAATGGGCGGGGCGAACCGCCACGAGGAGCACACCCGATGCCCGCTAGCACACCCGTATACGGCTTCCCGTATCCACTCGGCACCGATCGCGTCATGGATGGCGATAACGCCATCGAAGCGCTCGCCCGCGCCGTCGAGTCGCAGATAGCAGCCGCCGCGTACAAGGTACTCGGCTACGCGCAAGTGGTCGCCGATCAGACGGGCATCGGTACGACGCCCGTGGCGCTGGCAGGACTGTCGCTCCCGGTGCAAGTCGCTGCGAATCGTCGCATCCGGGTCTCGGCCTTCGGCGAATTCACCGCGAGCACGAGTGGCAACACCGTGCGAATGCGTACGCTCATCGACGGCGCGAATGCGCAGCTCGCCGCCGTCACGATCCAGTCGGGCGCGCAAGTGCAGTCGGTGCAGTCGGCCGTCGTGGTGACGCCCACCGCAGGACTGCACACCTTCTCGCTCAATGCGCAGATGAGCGCAGGCACGGGCACCGTCTCGCTGAATGCGACCGCCGGGCCGTGCTTCATCATGGTCGAAGATCTCGGGCCGTCGGTATGAGCGACGCAGTAACCGTGGCAGCCTTCCTAATCGCGGGCGCGCTCATCATCGGCGCGCTGATCGGGCTCGCCGTGTCGCTGATATGGTTCGCAGATAGGATGGGCAGACGATGAGCGTCGAGCACCCACTGCGCGAGGGGCGCGAGTCTCGATATGGCGAACCGCCGACGATGCCAGATATCGACCCGCGCGTACCTGGCGCGCCGCAGGAGCGACCCGACTGGTGGCCCGACTGGTGGCAGCTCGGGCATGACGACGAGGACAGCGAGCGATGATCTTCGGCAATCCGGTGCCCGGGCTGATCGGCGCTCCTGGCAAGCCTGACCCGACGTCCGGCTTCGTGGTGACGCAGGCATTCGGCTCGACGTCGACGCAGTACGGCCCGCACGACGGGCTCGATATCGACAACGGCGGGCCATCGGGCGATCCGATTCTGGCGATGGCCGACGGCACCGTATATCAAGCGTTCTTCGATTCGGCCTCGGGCGGCGCTGGCATCGTGCGCATCGACCACGGCGACGGATGGTCGACGGGCTATGCGCACATGGATGAGCTCTACGTGCGCGTCGGCGACCACGTGGAGCAGGGCGACCATATCGGCTCGCTCGATTCGACCGGCTGGGTGTCGGGGCCGCACTTGCACTACGACGTCTCGCACCACAACGTCCGGCAGGATCCGTGGCCGTACGCGAATGCGATCAGCAGCGAGGAGCTATGGATGCGCACATACAGTGGCGCGGACTTCGATCAGCACACGCAGCAGCACCGCACACTCGAGGGAGCTCGATTCAGAGCTGACACCACGACCGACGCTGCCATCTTCGAGACCTTCGGCGCGGGTGTGACAGTGCAACCGCACGCCATCGTGACGGGCGAGAACGTGTCGGGCTCCGACAAGTGGTACCTGGCCTGGCTCTACACCGACGGGCGCTATCGGCTGGGCGCGCTGCACGTCTCGACGCTCGACTAATCCACACGCGGCCCACATGGCTGCGGACAAGTCGCGCGCAGCTGGCGCTATGCTTCGAGATCCTGGCGGGCGCGAAGTGACGGCGCCCGCCTGTCGAATCACCAACATAGGGAGGCGCCGCCACGTCGAATCATCCCCGCCCGCCGGTCCTGGTGCAAGCAGACACCGAGCTCGAGCTCGTGCCAGTCGACCCACTCGAGACGCTTCTCGCCGCCGTCGATATGCTCGCATCTGCGTACGCGTACTGGCTTACGGCGAGTGGCGCCACCACGCGCCGAGACGCGCGCGAGCTGCTGGGTGCCGCGATGGATGCGGTCCTGGCAGCACGTAACACCTACGAGAACACACGAGGACGAATCACCACATGACCACTGACACCCGACTGCGCACGTACTGCTGCGCTCCTGGCTGCGTCGAGCCCGCCGAGGGCTACGTAGGATTCGCGTACGTGCACGAGCAGCGCTACCACTTCTGCAGCGAGCACATGCGCCCGGTACGCGCAGCGCTGCTGCCGATCATGCGGCCCGCAGCTGCTCCCGAGCCCGTCGTCCCTGGCGGCGACGATGCCACGGGCTACGCCACCTGACAAAGCGAAGCGACCCAGCCGACGAGCTGGGTCGCTGCGCTGCCTATCGAATCCCCACCGTGTCAAGAGAAGGGATCAGCCGAAGTGTACGCGAACCCGACAAGCCCGCGCGCGGCCCGATTCATCGCAGCACTGCCCGTCGAGGCGTGGTCGCCCGGCCTGGGGCGCATGGTGCGTATCAGCGAGAAGCAGCGCGACGTCCTGGCGATCGTCTCGAAGCAGCACGCGCACCGATTGCGCCACCTGGCACTCGAAGCAGGCTATGCCGACGCTGCTGGCATGAGTCGAGCGCTACGCAGCCTGCAGCGTCTCGGCCTGATCGCCGTCTCGAGCTCGCGTGGTCGCCACGGATCCACTGTCGCATGGGTGCGCGCGGGAGCTCGCATGGCGCAGTCGCTCGCGCAGCTCATGCGACAAGCGCTCGACAAGCAGCCTAATGTGTCGCCCCCGTCAACCGTTCTACGAAGTACCTACCAGCGGAGTACGGATCGCGTGGTATCTGACCGGGAGGACACATTAGCGCGGGCAGCTGGCCCGCCGAGCTCGCTGGCCGACGTCCTGGCCGGGCTGCTGGGTCGCACATGACGGCGCCGTTCTATGCCGACGAGTGGCTCACCATCCTCGGCGGCGACTGTCGGGACGTCCTGGCGACGCTCGAGCCCGAGTCGATCGACTGCGTGGTGACGTCGCCGCCGTACTGGGGACTGCGCGACTACGGCACGGCGAGCTGGGTCGACGGCGACCCCGACTGCGACCACGTGGACCCGGGGCTATCGAATCCGATCATCGGCTCGCGCTCGACGCTGCACGGCGGCATCGGTCCCATCCTGGCAGCGCAGACGGCCGGAGCTCGAGCGTCGAGCTCGTGTCGCAAGTGCGGCGCCACGCGCGTCGACGCGCAGCTCGGGCTCGAGCGCACACCCGACGAGTACGTAGCAGCCCTGGTCGCCATCTTCGGCGAAGTGCGTCGCGTGCTGCGTCGTGGTGGTACGTGCTGGCTGAATCTGGGCGACAGCTACGCGAATGGTGGCGGGATCGGCGGGCAGGGCAGGACTGGCATCCTGGCGGGCAGCAAGCTCGACAACCGACAGGGACGTGGCGAGCGAGTCGACGGGCTCGCGCAGAAGCAGCTCGTCGGCATCCCGTGGCGTGTCGCATTCGCGCTGCAGGCCGATGGGTGGTACTTGCGCAGCGACGTCATATGGTCGAAGCCGAACCCGATGCCCGAGTCGGTCACGGATCGACCCACCAAGTCGCATGAGTATCTGTTCCTGCTCACCAAGTCGGCGCGCTACTACTACGACGGCGCCGCCATCGCCGAGCCCGCAGGCGACCATCCGTCGGGGCAGCTCGAGCGTGGCGAGAATCATCAGAACGGGCGCAGCGCATTCGGGACTGGTGTGCCATGGGTGCCCGGTGATCAGGGCGTGACGCGCAACGCGCGCAGCGTGTGGTCGATTGCGACACGCCCGTATCCTGGCGCGCACTTCGCCGTATTCCCGCCCGAGCTGCCGACGCGCTGCATCCTGGCAGGATCTCCCGAGCGAGGCGTCGTGCTCGATCCGTTCGCAGGATCCGGGACTGTCGGCATGGTCGCTAATCGACTGTCACGGCGCGCAGTCCTGGTCGACCTGAATCCCGCCTATCTGCAGCAGCAGCTGCGACGCAACGCGCAGCAGCCGCTCGGCCTGGTGGCGCCATGATCGAGCTCACCGAGAAGCAGCTCATGGCCGAGCTGGTCGACCTTCTCGAGCGCTTCGGCTGGCTGGTCTATCACACCTTCGATTCGAGACGCTCGGCGCCCGGGTTCCCCGACCTGATCGCCGTCAAGGGCGGGCGTATGCTGGCGCTCGAGATCAAGTCGAGTACGGGCGTGGTGACACGCGATCAGCGCTCCTGGCTAACGGCATTCGCAGCAGTGCCCGGCGTCCTGGCGTACGTGGTGCGTCCTGCTGACGATCTCTCCGAGCTCGCGGCGATCCTATGAGCCGACGCAGCCCGTACCCACCACCACTGCCCGCGAATCTCCACGCTCTGACGCTGACACGCATCGACGCTGCGCAGTGGCAGCATGGCCCGCCGACGTGCGATCTCTGCGAGGCTCCTGCTGCGTACGTCATACGCACCACGTACGGCGAGGCTCGAGTCGAGCACGTGACCCACCTATGCGTCGACAATGCGGGCGGCTTCATGGAGCAGCTGACCGATCGTCTCGGCCCGGGTGATGCATGAGCGAGCAGCGACGGCGCCATCTGATCGTGACGGCGCCACCATCAACGTACCGCATAGGAGCACCATTCACCATGCCACGCACTGATGAGACGCCCGAGCCGACGCCCGCCGAGCAGGCCGACACCGAGCTCGAGCAGCCGGTCGCCACGCCCGAAGATCCTGCCCCCGCCGAGGCCGAGCCCGGTGGCGAGCGTGTCGAGCTCGAGACACCCGACGAGACGTCGGGCGAAGTACGCCCCCGCTAGGCTCGTGCCACGTCGAGCTCGCCGTCTGGGCAGCCCCGTCTCTCTGCTGCGACGCAGTGATGCGGCGAGACA